GCCGAGCGGGCAGACGACTGGCAGGACGAGGCGGTTTGGCGCAAGAGCAATCCGTCGCTCGGCGTGACGAAAACGGTTGAGTACATGCGGCGCGAATGCGAGCGGGCGAAGAATGAACCGAGCTACCAGGCCACGTTCCGACGGCTGGAGTTGAACCAGCAGACAGACGTTGCGACGGTGTGGCTTCCGATGGACAAATGGGACTCGTGCGGTGAGAGCGTGTCGGACGCGGACCTAGAGCAGTTGCCGTGCTGGGGCGGGCTTGACCTGTCGAGCACTGGCGACCTGACCGCGCTGGCGTTCGCGTGGCCGCTCGGCGACGGGCGCGTTGCGGTGCGGGCCTGGCACTGGATACCGGCCGAGGGCGCGCGGGAACGGGAGAAGGTGGACCGCGTGCCATACAAGGTGTGGGCCGAAGCCGGGCTTGTCGAGGCGACGCCGGGCAACGTCATTGACTATGCGCACGTCCGGGCGAAGGTCAACGAAATCGCCAAGCGGTTCCAGGTGAAGGCGATAGGGGCGGACCCGTGGAACGCAACGCAAATCATCATTGAACTGAAAGAGCAGGACGGCTTGACGGTCGAGCCGTTCCGGCAGGGCTGGCAAAGCATGTCACCGGCTTGCAAGGAACTGGAACGGCTTGTTCTGTCCGGCAAGCTGTGCCACGGCGGGAGTGCGATACTTCGCTGGCAGGCCGGGCATGCAATCGTCAAAACCGACCCGGCCGGCAACATCAAACTGGACAAGACGATCCCGCGCAACCGGATTGACGGGCTTGTGGCGGTTACGATTGCCGTCAAAATGGCGGCGGATGGTCAGGCGGCGAACAAGCGCGGGGTTTACGAGGGACGGGAGTTGCGGTTCATTTAGCGCCGGTATGTTGCCGGCGCTGGAAGGCACGCGCGAAAGCGCAGAAGGAAAAGACGATGAGCGAGACGGCAGTAATGGTGAGACACACGCCGAAGGAATGGATTGAGCTATTCCGTGAGGCATTCGCGGCCGGGGTTGAGGGAATCCAACGGGCCGGCGAAATCTACGTGAAGGCCGTTGCGGATGACAAGCGCAACGAGGATCGGTTCCGCGAAGAGTTCGCGGACGCGATACCGCCGTCCATATGGGCCAAGCTCTACGCTGTCGGCCACAAATTACTGCACCCGCGCCTGTTGGTTGGCGGGATGAAAGACACCAGACGCGCGGCATTCGTGCGCCGGCTGCCATACGGGCTGCAAGAACGGGTGCTGGCGCACGAGCGGTTCCCGCTGCTGCTGGCCGGAGGCGACACGCTCCAGGTAGACGTGACCGAGGCATCGCCGGAACAGTTGGAACAGATGTTTGACGGAGGCGCGGTAAGGACTCCGGGGGCGCAGCGCGTGTGGATGGAAGCGCGGAAGGCGAAGGGCGAGAAGGGGGAAACGCCACAGTCCATGCCGTACACGATCCACAAGCACATTGTCACGTTCCGGCGCGGCGTGTCCATGTCAAAGGCGGAAGTGCGGGCGCTCCTGGCCAGCATGTAGGGGGAGAAGATGACGGAAGAACAAAAGGAAGTAAGGCGCGCGTATATGCGTGCGTACTGTAAGACGCCTGAATACAAGGCGGCGGCTCGCGCGCGCCGGCAGACTCCGGAATACAAGGCGCACATGCGCGCGTATATGCGCGCGTACAACCAGACGCCGGAGCGCATGGCGGCGGAACGTGCGCGTCGGCAGACTCCGGAATACAAGGCGGTGCGTTTCGCGTATGATCAGACGCCCGAGCGCAAGGCGGCGCGTCTTGCGTATAATCAAACACCAGAACGCAAGGCTGCGGAACGCGCGCGTCGCCAGACTCCAGAACGCAAGGCGTACAAGCGCGCATATATGCGAGCGTACAACCAGACTCCGGAACGCAAGGCGGAAGAACGCGCACACCGCCAGACACCAGAATACAAGGCGGCGCAGCTTGCGTACCGGCAAACGCCAGAACGCAAGGCGGCTAGGCGCGCGTACCAACAAACGCCGGAACACAAGGCGGCGCAGCTTGCGTACCGGCAAACGCCCCAATACAAGGCCGCTCGGCGCGCGTACCAACAAACGCCACAATACAAGGCGTACATGCGCGCGTATTCGCAGACGCCAGAACGCAAAGCCTATGCACTCGCGTACAGTCGGGAACCAGAGCACAAGGCGGCGGCTCGTGCGCGCCGGCAGACTCCGGAATACAAGGCGTACATGCGCGCGTATATGCGCGCGTACAACCAGACGCCAGAACGCAAGGATGCCAGGCGCGCATACCGCCAGACTCCGAAATACAAGGCGGCTAAGCGAGCATATCGGCAAACTCCGGAATATAAGGCGGCTAAGCGCGCGTACCGGAAAACACCAGAATACAAGGCGGCGGTTCGCGCACACAGCCAGACACCAGAATACAAGGCGGCGAGGCGCCAGAGACGCTATAAAGCCCGCTGCGCCGCCGACTTCTTCGGCCTATGGGCTGCGGCCGGGGCCATTCTCAAGTGGAAGGAGGGGCAAAAACCATGCTCTGCCCACAATGTGGGATGATGGCCAAGGTCGAGAACGTGCGCGGCCGGGATGAGGAGCACACCGTCCGGCGCTATGTCTGCCGGCCGTGCGGGCGGGTGTACTGGACGGCCGAAAAGATCACGCTCAAGGCCAAGTTGACCCCCCGCGATTCATTATACAGGTGTAAAGACGGAAAGTGATTACCGTAGTAACTTTGGGGCGGAAACGGGCCTATAGGCTCACGCGGCCCGCCTCCGAGGTACTACGGGCTTTTTCGGCAATATCAGTTCGGCATGGAAGGCGCTAACGGCAACGGAAGCGAAGCCGGCGCCTTCCAATTCCGTTCTTACCGCGTTCCGATCCGTTGCCGGCGTGGAAGTGTCGGCCGACTCCGCGCTGCGCCTAGGCGCCGTGTTCCGGGCCGTCTCGCTCCTTTCGTCTTCCGTCGGCACGTTGCCGTGCAAGGTCTTTCGGGAAGATAGCGCATCGTCCGGCAAGGTGGTAGACAAGACGGACCCGCGCTTTCGCATCGTCCGGCGCAAGGCCAACCGGGAAATGTCGGCCGCGACGTTCCGGCAGACGCTCACGGCCCATGCCCTTCTGCGCGGGAACGGGTACGCCTTCATCGTGCGGGATCGTTTCTTCCAGCCGGTCGAGCTGTGGCCGCTCAATCCCGACGCGACCTACCCGGCCCGCGACAAGTCAAACGGCACGCTCTGGTACGTGACCCAGGCCGGCTCGCAATTCTTCCGCGTGCCGGACTATGACGTGCTGCACATTCACGGGCTGGGCTTTGACGGCCTTTCCGGCTACAGCGTCATCCAGTATTGCGCGCACGACATGGGGCTAGCGACGGCGGCGCGCGACTATGCCTCAAAGTTTTTCGCCAACGGGGCGCAGCCTAGCGGCGTCATTGAGGTTCCCGGCCAGATGTCGCAAGCCACGTTCGACAGGATACGGGCAACCTGGGCGAACATGCACGAGGGCGTCGAGCGGGCGCACAAGGTCGGGATACTGGAGGAAGGGTGCAAGTGGAGCCAGACGAGCATCAACGCGCGCGACGCGCAGTTGATTGAGGAGCGGCGCTTCTCCCTGCTGGAAATCGCCAACTGGTTCGGCGTTCCGCCTCACATGGTAGGGGATAATTCCCGCACGGCCTACAACTCCATTGAGGCCGAGAATCAGAGCTATCTCGACGTGGGGCTGAATCCCTGGCTGGTCCGGTGGGAAGACGAGTACAACGCCAAGTTATTCACGGAAGAGGAGCAGGAATCATCCGTCCTCACCGCCGAGTTTGAGCGCAAGGCGCTGGTGCGGGCCGATCTGGTAACGCGTGGGAACTTCTACCGCGTCGCCGTCGGCGGGCCGTTTATGACGCCGAACGAAGCCCGCGCCGCCGAAAACATGCCGCCCGTTGACGGCGGCAACGACCTGCTTCCCCCGCAAGGCGTGGCGGCGCCGGCCAATGTTGACGATCCCGACATGCCGACGATGGACGGCAGCGACAAACCGAACGGCAACGGCAAGGAAAAGAAGCCGGCCAACCCACGGCCGGACGCAACCGGAGACGAGACATGAACGGCGGCGTGCTATGGTTCCGTGGCACGACGACGAATGACGGCTGCAAGGCGCGCTTTGCGGTTGACCTGCGACCGTGACGAGGATGCCATGAAAACACGCGAGGATAGGTTCCTGGCGCGCCCGCCCGAAATCCAGACGCGCGCCGACGGCGACAAGGCGCAGCAGATCGGCGGCTATGCGGCCGTGTTCTACCGCGCCGACGATCCCGGCACGGAATACACGATACCGTTATGGGACGGATGGACGATGCGGGAACGCATCATGCCCGGCGCCTTTGACGCCGCGCTCAAGTCCGGCCGCGACATTATCGCGCTATGGAATCACGATAGCGGGAAGCCCCTCGGCCGGCGCAGTCGCGGCACGCTCACGCTGACGGCCGACGCTACCGGGCTGGCCTACACGGTAGACCCGCCCGGAACAAGCTGGGGCCGTGACGCCGTGGAAGCCGTGACCCGTGGTGACGTGCAGGGATCATCCTTCGGGTTCCGCGTTTCTTCGGTTGACGAGACGGTGACGGAAGACGCCAAAGCCAAGACGATCACGCGCACCATTCGCTCAATCGGTTCGCTTGTCGAGGTGTCGCCCGTTTCGGTCCCGGCCTATCAGGCTACAACCTCGCAAGTCCGCGAAGACAATCCCGACCTGGCCGCGATGATTGATAAGGCGGCAGAACGGGAGCGCGCGGAACAGGCGGCGCTCGCCGAACAGAAGCGTAAAGACGAGGACTTCAGGGCACGCATGAGGATCACCGCCGCGCTGGCGATGTTTGTCGAGTGACAGACGGAAACCGGCGCGCACAAAACCGGCTCCGTGAGGCGGAGCGAACAGAGAAGGATGCAGCCATGCTCAAAGCATTGCTCGAAAAGCGGGGCCGCCTTGCGAAGCGGCTTGCCGAGATCGGCAGCACCGAGACGCTGACCGAGGAACTGCGCAAGGAGGCGGGCACGATCACCGCCGACCTGGACGTTATCAAGAAGGACATTGACGAGCGCAACGCCATGGCGCAGACCGTCGAGGCGGCCAGCCAGCAGGTCACGCAGTTCCGCGCGCCTGACGGCACGACCACTCCGGAGTCGCCCGTCATCACGGCGTCGGTTCCGTCCGGCCTGCGCGTCTACACCGCCAAGCGGTTCGGCACGCGCGCCGAAGCCGGCAACCGGGCATTCGAGGCCGGCCAGTGGCTTCGCGCGTTCAAGGGCAACCGGGCCGCGTTGGAATGGTGCCGGTCGCACGGGCTGGAGACGCGCGGCATTGTCGAGAATGACAACGCCAGCGGCGGCTCGCTGGTTCCGGTCCCGCTGTCCACCACGATCATTGAACTGATTGAGGAGTACGGGATCATGCGTTCGCTGCTGACGCGCGAAATCATGTCGAGCGACACGCTCACCATGAGCAAGCGCACCGGCGGCGTGACCGGCTACTGGGTTGCCGAGGCCGGCAGCATCACGGCCAGCGCGCAGACCTACAAGCCCGTTACCCTGACGGCTCACAAGCTCGCCGCGCTGGTGAAGTTCTCCAGCGAAGTGAGCGAGGACGCCATTGTGTCCCTGGCCGACAAGGTTATGATGGAATGCGGGCAGGCGTTCGCGTATGAGGAAGACGACGCCATCGTCAACGGCACCGGCGCCACGACCTACGGCGGGATCAAGGGGCTTATCAACGCTGGCGCGGCCGGCGTGACAATCTCCACCGTCGAGGATCACGACGTGTTCAGCGAGGTCACGGACGGGGACATCCTTTACGGCCGTACCAAGCTGGCGAAGTACACGCGGAACGTGAAAATCCTCACGTCGCCGGTGTGTAACGCGCTCGTCTTCGCGCGCCTGGCGCGTGCGGCTGGCGGGGCCACGCTGTCGGAAATGACGAACACCGGACTGCTGACGAACTACGCCGGCATCCCCATCGTCGTTTCCAACGTGTTCCCCGAAACCGACGGCGTGTCCGTTCCGTTCTGCTGCATCGGCGATTTCGGGCAGGCCGGAAGCTGGGGCGCGCGGCGCGAGATCACGTTCAAGCGCCTCGTGGAGAAGTACGCCGATACCGACGAGGAGGCCATCCAGGCCACCGAGCGGTTCGGCGCCGTGATCCACGAAACCGGCACGGCCAGCGCGGCCGGAGCCTACGCGGTCCTGACGACCCACTCGTAAGTAAGCGATTGGCGGGCGGGATAACCCCGCCCGCCACGCAACAGGAGAAAACGCCATGCTTAGCATCCCCAGGAGACTCGGATTCATCAAGTCTACGGCCGGCGCGAACATCACGGCGAGCGCGGAACTGCTCGGCTGCGATCACGTCATTGTGGACTTCGAGGTTGTCGCCACGGCGGCGGCCCAGACCTGCACCGTTTTCGTGTACCAGATGGACACGAACACAAGCGGGACCAACTCCACCTACTTGACGACCATCAGCGGCACGTCGCAGATTGCGGCGCAGTCCGATGTCGGCACGACCCCGCTGCACTACCGCGTCAGCATCTCGCAAGCGCAGATTCGCGGGCGCTACATGCTGGCGCACGTGGTGCACGGCGCGGCCGGCAGTTCGGCTCGCATCGCCATTGAGGGCTACCGCTGTGGCGACGGCGCAACCGACGTGACGACCCTCGGCGTGACCAAGTTCGCCCAGGTGTAGGAGGCGCTATGACCGCACGAGTGCCGAAAAAGCTGGCGTACACCGTCGCGGCCGACACCGTGACGGTATCCGCCGACATCTCGGGCATGAATCAGGTGTGCGCGATCCTGCGGGCCGAAGGGTCCGCGGGGTCAACTGGGTCAATCAACCTCGTGCTCCAGACTTACGACAGCACGTCCGCGTCGAGCGGCACGTCGCTGACGACGATCTGGGGGACGAATCAGATGACCGCGCAACTCACGGCTGGGGCCAAGGACTTCATGGCCGTTGCGAACGTCAACCCGAAGGGGCGCTATCTCTATGTTTCGTCCACGCAAGCGGACGAAACGTCGAGCGTGGCCCTCGTCGTACTCGGCCTCGGGCTGAATGAGGACGTGACGAACGCGACCGACGCCAACGTGACGAAGTTCGCGCAGACCTGACCATAACCGCAACGCAGAAACGTCGCCCGCGCCGGCCCGTCGCATGAACCGGCGCGGGATTCCAACCACGAAACCGCTCAATCACGCGAGGCACGCATGCAAGAGCAAGTCGCACAGAAGAAAGTGAACCTCGGGGCGGGCGCAAAGCCCCTGGCCGGATACGAAAACCGAGACATCAAAAACGGGCAATCGGCCTTTCCGCTCACAGACGCCGACAATTCGCTAGACGAAATCCGCGCGTCGCACGTCTTGGAGCACTTCCCGCACAACCGTATCCCCGAAGTGCTCGCCGACTGGGTGCGGGCGTTGAAACCGGGCGGCACGCTCAAGATTGCCGTGCCGGACTTTGACGCAATCGTAGACAGGTACAAACAGCCCGGCGTCGAGCATCCGATTGAGGGCTGGCTTATGGGCGGGCAGGTTGACGAGCACGACCAGCACCGCTCCATTTTCAACTTCAACCTGCTGTCTACCCTGCTACGCCGCGCCGGGCTGTGGCGCGTGGAACCGTGGAAGGGCGACGGCGGCGACTGTTCCACGCTGCCCATTTCGCTCAACGTGAGCGGGATAAAGCCGGGGCCGTGCGATCCGCTCAAGGTGCATTTCGTCATGTCGGCTCCGCGCTACGGGTTTACGCTCTTCCAGCAGTCGCTCGCGTCGGCCGTACAGCGCATCCCTAATTCGCAGGTGCAGCTTGCGACTGGGGCGTACTGGGCACAATGCCTGGAGCGCGTCATTGATTCCGCACTGGCGCAGAAGGCAACGCACGTCGTAACGCTGGATTACGACTCGGTATTCACGCACGAGGATATCGTTGAGCTTCTCTGGATCATGCGCGGCTATCCCGAGGCCGACGCCGTGTTCCCGCTCCAGGCCGCGCGCGGATGGAACGCGCCGCTGTTCTGCCGGCGCGCGGCAGACGGAACGCTGGAGAAGCAATACAGCGCGGCCGAAATGGCGCAGAACATCGTCCGCATGGAAAGCGGGCACTTCGGCCTGACCATCCTGCGCGCGGATCGGTTCGCGCGGATGCCGCGGCCGTGGCTCCAGTGCGTTGCCAACCAGGACGGCCGATGGGATGACGGCAAGGTAGACGCCGACATTGGATTCTGGCAGAAGTGGCTCGGCTGCGGGAATAGCCTGTACCTGGCCCCGCACGTCGTTATCGGCCACATCGCCGAAACGATCCTATGGCCCGATGAGCAGCTTGGCGTAAAGATGCAACCGGCAAACGAGTACACGAAAACCGGCAAGCCGCCGTGGACGTGGAGATAGTCATGCAGCACCCGACGGTCACGGTACAGCCGACGATTGAGCCTCTGACGCTGGCAGAGGTCAAGCTCTTCTGCCGCGTGGACTATGAGGACGACGACTCCCTGTTGCAGCAGCTTTCCAAGGCGGCTCGCAAGCGGGCGGAGGGTTGGCTGTACCGTGGCCTGATAACGCAGACGCGCGCCGTTCGGTTGAACGATTCGGACTTTGACAGCAGCGGCAACATCATCCTGCCGAATCCGAACGTGCAGAGCGTGTCGAGTATTACCTACTACGACTCGGCCGGCACGTTGCAGACGGCGAGCACGTCGCTTTACCGGCTCGTAAACGGGAGCGACGCGGAAAACGAGGCGTTTGTCGAGTTGCTTGTCAACCAGACGTGGCCGACGGCCGACGCGGACCGGCAGCTTCCTTGGACGGTGACCTACGTGTGCGGATACGGAGCGGCGGCGACTGACGTTCCCGAGGAGATCCGGCTTGGGCTGAAAATCGCCGTTGCGACGTGGTACGAACACCGGGAAGGGATGATTGTTGGCACGACGGCAAACACGATGCCCTATGCGACGCACGGCGTCCTAATGGCGCACCGTTGGAAGTGGACGGCATGAGGATCGGAACGCTCAACAGGCGACTGGACGTGCAGGCCGCGACGGCAACGCGGACGGCGCTCGGCGGCAGCGTGCCGACATGGGAAACCGTGGCGACGGTTTGGGCGCGCGTCCTGCCGCTTGCCGGGCGCGAGTCACAGCGCGTCGGCAACGCCATTATTGCCACGGCGACACACGAGGTCCGGATGCGCTACAAGGCGTTCCCCGACCTGACCATGCGGCACCGGTTCAAGTACGGCACGCGCGTGTTTCGGATTGAGAGCATGGACCAAGTTGCCGGCTGGGCCGAAGAGTGGAGATGCCAGTGCAGCGAAACGGCGTAACAGTCCGTGGCCTCCAGGAGACGGTGCGCAACCTTCGCGGGTTGCGGCGCAAGGCGTTTGAGGAGATTGCGAAAACATTCCTTGCGCCAGTCGCGGAGCCTGTAGTTACGCGCGCAAGGCGCAATCTCGAAACGGCCGGGGCCGTAGATACGGGCATGTTGGCAAGGTCAATCGGCGTCGTCGTGCGCGTGTACCCTAACGCGAAATGGATGGCCGCCTATGTCGGCCCGCGCTCGGGCTTTGCGTTCACAACCGAAACCGGCAGCAAGCACGATCCGGTCAAGTACGCGCACCTGGTCGAGTTCGGAACCAAGCCCCACTCACTACAAAACCGCGTGGACATGAAATCCATCCGCAAGGGCACGACCGTGTTTGCTCGGCTGGCACAGAAGGACATGGACGACAAGGGCATCTATTACCGCCGCGATAAGATAGAACTTGCGCGCAAGTATGCCCGCGAGTATCTTCTGCGAAGGGATAGAAACGCGGGGCGCCGGACGCATCCGGGCACCGCGCCAAAGCCTTTCATGCGGCCGACGTGGGATGACATGAAA